CGCTGCATCTCAATGGAGCCTGACCCTGACGAACAGGTTGAGCGCTCGAGTGTGGAGTCGATCTTTCATCCTGGCTACGTGACGGAGATGCGTAGGATTGTTGCGCCGCCACCTGAAAAGCTGCCATGGAAGCGCGACGGTAATGTGTGGCGCATTCATGGCTTCGAGCTGCAAAAGCTCGAGTCTGGCTTATTCCGCTGCACCTGGCCTGGCGGCTCAATCGAGGGCGACAAAGATGCCATTTCGTCGGCAGTTCGCGAGCATTGGGCTGAAGGTGTTTGACATAGTGATTATCTTGGCATAAAGTTCACCTCAGCAACCAATAGGTGTCGATATGAACCAGCCATTAACAATCGCCCAGCTTTGCATGGCTGCCGACAACCCCTACGAGGAATCGGCCAAGCAACAAGGCTACAAAGGAATGCCAGACCCATTCACCAAGGTATTCCATTTCGAAGACGGGAGCTGCCTGAAATTCAAGGTCAGCTATGAAGCGGTATCTGCGGGGAGGACTGTGGAAGATGGACGTTAAGCGAATTGAGCCGAATGAAGTTTATACGAATGTACCGCTTGGACAGCGGCTTGTACTTGAGCGCGACTTCGACCGCGTAACCGCCGAGCGAGACGCCCTCCAGCTGCTGCTGGATGCGCGGGATGAGGAAGTTGATAAATTGCGCACTCTTGCCAAGAAAGCACGCAACGAGCTTCAGATAATCAAGGAGACTGTCGGCTTCCGGGCAGAAACCCTTCAGGTTATTGGTGCGCTTGATATGGCGCTGGAGAACCAAGCATGAGCAAGAACGAGAAAACAATCCCTATGCGCATCAACGGTGCCGACTTCCTGTTCATCGTCATGTTTGCCTGGCTTGCAATCGACAGGCATCCAGCCTGGTGGCTGGCAGTTGTCGCGATTATCGCGGCTTGGTTCGTTCCGCCGAAATGGCGGCGCGTGACTATTTTCAAGTGGAGGGCAAAGGAATGAGCAAGAACGATATGGTGATGGTGCCGCGTGACCTTATGGAGCGCTACGTAAGCAGCGTTGAGCGACACGGGTATGAGTTCGATGGGGACCAAGAGATTCGCGCAGTATTGGATGCGTCAGCCGAGCAGCACCAGGACGAGCCGGTGGCGCTGCCTGAGCGAAAGCCTGAAATCGGAACTGACCCTTTCGCCAACAAGGGCTGGAACGCCTGCCTCGACGAAATCGCCAAGCTGGGGCCGCTCTACCCAGCGCCAGCCGATCTAGGCGAGGTTGAGCGGCTGCGCGCAGAGCTGGAGGAATGGAAAGAGCGCTGCCGGCGCAACAACGATCAGGCCATGGAGTGGATGGGTAAGTATGACGCCCTGCGCGCCCAGATGTCCGAGCGGGATGCGCTGCTGGACCGCGTCGTAGATCACGCCAAGTTCTGGCATGACCACCCGTATGCCGAGGTCGTCGAGGCCATTGCCAAGGACTACAAGGCCGTATCCGCCAGCGCAGAGCCGAGCGCGCCGGCATGCACCCACCGGTTCATGTCTTTGGCCGATCGTCCAAGACGCTGCGCCGATTGCGATGCCGTTGAGCCGAGCGCGCCGGCTGAGCGCGATGAGCGGGTGGATCTCCGAGCTCACCTTGAGGCGATGTGCAAACTTTGGCCAAAAGACATATCTGATGATGGCTCTGGCCGGATGGGGTTCAAACTTGAAGTTATAGAGGTCGTGGCAAAAGCACGCGCCGCCCTGGAGCGCAAGCCATGATCCCTCGCGGATGGGTTCTTGTGCCGATGGATCCCACGGCCACCATGCTAGGTGAATTTGCTGGCTTTTACTGGCCGCAACTGCCGAGAGAAAAGCAGGACCATGAGCGCGCCGCATATGCAGCCATGCTAGCCGCCGCACCGACACCGCCAACCGGCGGCACTAGCGAACTGGAGGCGCTTCGCGATCAGTTGATGCGGCTGGAGACGGATCTGCGTCTAGAAAGAAAACGCTCTGGCAAGTTGCAGCGCGACCTCAATCGAGCCCATAGCTTACTGGGCCAGGCACAGAAGAGGGCAAGAGCATGATTATCGGGGGATTGGCAGTCAAGCGTTGTTCGACATGCTTTACCACCAAGATCCTAAGCGCCTTCAGCGATGACGGCACAAAAAAGGATGGCATGCGGTCAAACTGCAAAGATTGTGAGCGGAGATATAGGAATGAACGGTCCAATCCCATTCACCGATGAGCAGATAGCAAATATGTGCTCATCGTACAAAGCTGGGGCTAGCATCGAATCGCTTGCGCATGAATACGGGATCAGCTTCACGGCGGTGAAATCCAGGCTGCTAAAGAACCGCGTGAAGATTCGCGGCAAGGGCTCCCCCAGACTTAAGCGCGACCAGATATTCCTGACCAAGGCCAAGGCTTTGCGCGATGAGGGAATGACCGTCGCAGAGGTATGCAAGGCGCTAGGCATGTCGCAAACGGCTTATTACAGGAGGATTCATGCGTGAACAAAGGCCTATTCCTGCCGTGTTTGACAGCGACAGGTTTATACCGTTTACCGATGACCAGCTGAGAAGCATGGCCGATCAGTACGAGGCCGGCAAAACTACCTATCAGCTAAGCGATATTTTTGGAGTGGATCCTCGCGCTATCTGCAGGAGACTTCGTTTGCTGGGCGTACAGCTGCGTAATCGAGGAAATACGCCGATATTCAGCGATAGCGGATGCTTGGAGATGATCGCCTACAAGAAGGCCAGCGGTAAAACCATCAAAGATCTGGCAGAAATGCATGGCTGCAGCGCGAAAACCATAAATGATGCGCTACTGAGGGGGCGAAATCTGATGGCGAAAATCGGATGATCATGTCGCAACAAACGCCGCCTACGGGCGGCTTTTTCATGCCTGCTGTTTTGCAGTAAATTTCTCCGGACAAATAAAAACCCCATCCGAAGATGGGGTTGCCTGGCGCACTGACAGGAGCTAGCCGGAGAAGGACGGCTTCAGGCAATTGAAGGCTATGCGACCTGTTCGCGCTTGTCAAGGCGAACATATGGGTCAAGGGGCAGGGAGACGATTGCGCGACCGGCTTCGACGTGCTCATCAGCTTCCGATGGATCGCAGCCAATGTGCGTGAACCGATCTTTGCAGTTGCTCAGCATCCAGCGGAAGTTATCGGCGCTCATTGCACACAGGACTTTACTGGCACCCGATTGCGCCCACCAAATGCGCCAAGCATGCGCATAGTCGACGCACAGGATGGTTTTGCCGTCCGGTTCGCATTCAGGCTCAAGGATGGCAGTAGATCCAAACGATGGGTTGCCTGCTGCGTAGCTGATGCCTTTCGGGGTGATCGCTGCGGCATTCACCTCTTCGCCAATGTTGTTGATCAGCGGTACGATCAATGATCCTTTCAGGGTCAAGCATTTTCCAGATGGTGCGGTGTTGTTGCGTGCTAGGTACATGTGTTGCTCAGCTTGGATGCATTGGGATAGGAAATGGGGGGTGCGTTCGCGGTCTTCGGCGTGGCCTGGGAGTGAGCATTGGATGGCGCGGATGGTTGGCGCTCTGGTTGGCTGCCGATCCTCAAGCGTGATTTCGCCAACAATCGACTGGACTGCCGTACGGAAGTCGCAATTCTGATACTCCATGACGAATTTTACGGCATCGCCGCCAGCGCCACAGCCGAAGCAGTAGAACATGCCCTTTTCGGCGCTGACGGAGAATGATGGGGATTTCTCCTTGTGGAATGGGCAGCAGGCTGACCAGTTCTTACCGGATTTCTTCAGGCCTGGCAGGTAGCCGCCGATGACCGATACGATATCGTCATTGGCTCGGTCGATGGTTGATTGGGGGATTTCGCGGCTCATTTGAGCGCTACCAGTGTCGGATATTTAATTGCCGGAATCCGCCCGCGACTCTTCCAAGTATGATAATCGCCAACCGTGATGTAAGCCTTTTCGCACAGCTTGGCTACGGATCCGTGCTTCTCGGCCAACTCGATCAGTAGCTGTGAATCGGCGGAGGTGTGCTTGGGTTTTTGGCCTGGAACCGGACCTGCAAATGCGCGCTCCCAGTCAGCATCGGACAAGTCGGGGCGGAATTCAGATCGCTCGCGACCGGTCTTCTCAGCCAGCACCTCAGCAAAGCGCATTGAGATGAATCCGCGCCAGACCCACTGACCCACGCGAGCAGGCTCAACGCCGAGTAGCTTGGCCAGCTTGGCATTCCCGCCAAATTCATTGATGACCGATAGCAGCGCTCGCCCCCGATCAGTCTCATTCAGTCGCTTGTCCCGCTGCTCGCGGGTTTCTCCAGCTTGTCGCTCAGGCATAATGAATATTCTCTTGACATAGTAAATCGTAGTCGCGATGATACATCGGAAATGATTACTTTGGCAATGGAGATAGCGCCGTGACGACAATCGGAATCATCAGCGACCCGCAGGCAAGCAGCGGCAAGTCAAAAGCGATCAAAGATCTGATCGAAGAAAATGGATTTGACGTGATCATCATTGGTAGCGATGTTGATTTGTCCTCTCCAGAAATGCGTGAGTTGATGCGCCTCGATGGCCTGACGATTCTTGATGAGCGCCATCAGCGAGTCACCTTGCGAGAGCCAAAGATAGCTATTGCGGAGCGCAGCTGCGGGCCGAGAAACCGCTGGGGCGCACTAAAATGAAAAATATGACCGAGAAGGATAGAGTCGATTGGCTGCGGAGGCATTTCGATGTCCGGCATAAAGCCCTTTATTGGCCATGCTGGTTTTTCCTTCCGCATGGCACCGACACAGACAAGAAGCGTCTTTTAAGCCAAAAGGCACATGGCATCATCTGGCATGATCGCGAACTTATCCGATCCGAATGCCCAGAGCAAAGCAGGTGGTAATGGATGAAAACCCACTCCCGCTGCTGCCACTGCGGAAAACGCCGCAAGCTACCCAGGCACCCGGACGAATATCGCTTGCAGCCAAAATGCACCAACTGCGGCGCACGATCCTGGCGCAAGGACAACTATCGCCATCAGGTCGAGCTTGAGCAGATGCGCACAAATACTGGCCGGTATCGGGTCTGCCATTCTGACTGCCATGCGCATCCGCACCGAGCTGGCTCCAATGGCTGCAAATTTGATGTGAATTTTGAATATCGCGATGGCTTCGTGCCTGCTTATTCGTGATATAGTGATTATTCTTATGACAGGAGCAAGACCGTGACCTACACTTTGAACAAGATCGCCAGCGACAAAACCAACACCTCCGCCAAGCGTGGCGATGCCATCCGAGTTCGCCTTGACGCCATCCATGTGGTCGACGGCTTCAACGTCCGGGCTGCTGACGACGATCTGCGCGAGCACATCGCCTCCATTGCTGGTGCGCTCGCATCTGGCTTCCCGATTCCGCCAATCGAGGTCTACGTCGATCCAGAATCAGGCCGAATCGAGCTGGTAGATGGCCATTGCCGAGTCCAGGGTTATCACGAATTTGCCCGCGCATATCCTGAGAAATTCGATGGCTATGTTGATGCCATGAAATTCGACGGCACGCCTGCTCAGCGCAAAGCTCGCATCGTCACCAGCAATAGCCAGCTCAAGCTGAAGGGTCCAGAGCTAGGCCGCGCCTATCTCTATCTGCGCGACGAAGAAGGCCTTACCCGCCAACAAATCGCCCAGGAGGTCGGCAAGTCACTCGCTCACGTTGACCAGATGCTTTTGCTGGTTAGCGCGCCAGACATTGCTGCCGCAGTTGAGCGAAAAGAGATTTCGACCACCGAAGCTGTGCATCTGGTGCGCGACCATGGCGAGAATGCCGCCGAAGAGCTGGAGCGCCGCAAGGAAGTCGCCAAGGAGCAGGGTAAAGATCGGGTTACGGCTAAGGCTGCAACTCCGAAGGCCAAAGCACCATCGCGACCACGCGTGGATCTTGTCGTCTCAAATGCCGTGGTTCTGGTTAATGGACTTGGCGCTGAGGAGATAGCTGCATGCGAAGGGCCTGATGATATTCAGATATCAGTTAGTTCCCATGCGCTGGCCGATCTAATCACTGCCGTTCGCGAAATGCAGCAGGCTAGCAAACCGCTCGACGCTGACAGGCAAGAGGAGATGGAGCTGTGAAGAAACTCTTCATCTTCGGCATTATTCTGATCATTGCTAGCTATGCGCTTGACTGGCTTACCCCATATGACGATACCGATCCGCCTGGCGGTCGCAGCGGGGCAATATTGATTACCGACCATGCTACCGGTTGCCAATACCTGCGCGCCGGATGGGCTGGCGGCATCACCCCGCGCATCGACGCCGACGGAATTCACATGGGTTGCAAGGGTCTTCAGGGAGATCGCAAATAATGGATAAGCCAATTCCGAAAATCCTGGCCACCACTTCAGGCTGGCTGATTGCAACCAGCATTGTCCGTGAGACGCCAAAGGCATTCATTCTTGTGCATGCTGACGAGCCGAAAAGAGAGGTTCGGCTTAGCAAGGCGGATTCTTCGCGCAAGCTGTTCGACAACACTAGCGATGCCATGGATTGGATGGAGGGTAAGTGAATGCCGCTACTAGAACACCAGCTTCCCCCAGTGGCCGCCTGCGCCCTCCATTTCCGCACCCGTGAAACGGTGAAGTGGCAGGGCATGGATATCCACCCGCCAATCGTCGTGAACGCTTCAGTATCGTCGGGCAAATCCATGATGCTCTGCTACCTGGCAGAAGCCATCCAGAAAGCAGCTGCATCCAAGGCCGTCCCGCAGACCGTATTCATCATGGTCATCCAGCGCCAGGGCGAGCTGGCCGAACAGAACTCAACCGCAGCCTGGGATATCGGCCTGCGCAATAGCATGTTCAGCGCCTCATGCGGCTCGAAATCGACCAAGTACAGCGTTGTTTACGCCACTGAAGCAACCGTTGCGCGAGCGCTTGGCATCGGCAAAACCGAGCTGAATGACGAGGGTGAAAAGGTCCAATCAAAGCCACAATACCGCTTTGCGCCTTATACCGAAGAAGAGCTGCAGATGACGCCAGAGCAGCGCTTCAGGCTGCAGAAATTTCACCCCGACGCGATCTTTGTAGATGAGGGGCATCAGGTTCCATACGACGAACCGAATTCGCAGTACATGAAGATCTTCAAGCACTTTTATGCCATCAAGCCGCACATGCGTGTTTGCTGCATGACTGGATCGCCATATCGCGGGATCGCGCCGATCATTGGTGACACCGAGGATCACTTTTGGCGCAAGTTTGCGACCATCGAGCCGGGATCGCCAGGTTATCCAGATGGCGGCGTAGGCAATGGCATGATCTCCACCGAGTTCATGATTGAACAGGGGTGGGTAGTTCCTCCTCATTTTGGCTGGCCTGATGACGAGGAGAAGACCTACGACTTCAGCCACTTAACTCCGAGCAACTGGGAGTACGATGAGGCCGAGCTTGACGCCGTCGTGAGCGATCATGAAACGTTGCTGGCCATCTGCACCGACCTCATCGAAAAGGCAAAATCACGCCGTGGCGTTCTGGTGTTCGCGGCAACCCAGCGCCACGCACGCCAGATTGCTGCAGCCATGGTCGCGCTTGGTGTTGATCGCGAGCTAATTGGTGTAATAACCGATAAGACCAAGAACAAAGACCGTCGCGAGATCCTGAAGCGCGCAAAAAGTGGCGCTATCAAGTACACGATCAACGTTGCGGTCTTGACCACAGGGGTTAACGTTCCTGAGTGGGATACGCTGGCATTCCTGCGACCAATCGGATCCTTGGTTCTGCTTATCCAGGCAATTGGTCGCGTGCTGCGCCTGCTCATCAAGGATGGCGAAGTGCCGATGTTCGAGCGTTCTAACCTGCATGGATGTACCGCAGAGGATCGCCTAGCAATGATCGCTGCAAGCTCCAAAACCGATGCGCTTGTGCTGGACTATGCCGATGTCATGAACACGCTTGGGCACCTGTACGAAAGCAACGTGCTTGAGCAAGCCGAACTAGAAAAGGCCAAGAAGAAAAAGGAAGATCTGATCGAGTGCCCAATTTGCTCGACCATGAACAGCCCTCACGCCAGGCGCTGCATAGGCGGCACCATTGCCGAACGCTGCGAATGGTTCTGGCATTATCGCGAGTGCCCAAGCTGCCGCACGCAGAACGATCAGGTGGCCAGGGAGTGCAGGAACAAGGAATGTCGGCGCATGCTGATTGACCCTAATGCCGCACTGAACAATAAGCATTATGTCGACGGCGAGTCCATTCCTGTTCGCGCAGTAGTCGCTGATGCTGGCGCTGGAGGCAAGCTGTTCTTCCGGTATGAGCTATCGACTGGCGACACGCCAATCGAGATCTTCTATCCGCATGCTGGTGCAAACAAGAAGGTGAATACGGCTATCTGGGCCAAGTTTGTGGATCAGCTGCCGATTGATGCGCGGACTAAGTTCAGGCTAAAAGCCATGAAGGCGTCGACCATCAAGGAAAACCTGCATCTGATCCCGCTGCCAGTTGAGGTTTCGGCGCGCAAGAAAGGCAGCAAGTGGACCGTGGGCAGGCGGAAATATGCAGAGCAGCCAGTGCTGCTTGGGGAGGCGGTATGAAGGTCGCAGCATTGTTTGTTCAGGAAGATGGCTGCTATTCAAATGATGAGCGGTTTGACGCATGGCCAGAAAGCAGGGATGCCCGCAAGTATCCTGGCGGCATGACTGTGGTTGCTCATCCCCCGTGTCAGCTTTGGGGTGCGATGGCGGCTGTAAACTTTTCCCGATGGGGTGGCGAACATAATCGCCCGGGAAATGACAAAGGCTGCTTTGCCTCCGCACTGAAAAGCGTTAATGAATTTTTTGGAGTTCTTGAGCATCCAGCAAAAACAAGGGCGTGGGCAGCCCATGGGCTTAAAAAGCCACAAGGGATTGGCTGGGAAAAATCTGGGGATGGGTGGGTTTGCGAGGTATGGCAATCCGCATATGGGCACCGAGCAAATAAGGCTACTTGGCTTTATTATCGTGGCGAGACGCCACCGCACGAACTTAACTGGTCAAGGCCTAGAGGATCTCATCAGGTTGGCTTTCAGGATCAGCGAGGAAAGGCGAAAAATAAGCCAACTCTCAGCAAGCGCGAGGCTAACGCCACTCCGGAATCCTTTAAGGAGGCGCTATATTCTCTAGCGGTACATTCGGTGTCGTCCAAATGATCCGCATCTACGATACCAAATACCGAGGCGAATGCCGCCAAGAATGGGCCGAGCAGATCGACTGCATGAGCTGGCTGGAGGCGAATCATCCTGATCGCTTCCCGCTGTGCTTCCACACGCCAAACGAGGTGAAGGCCAGCGCTCAGTACATGCAGAAGCGCCGCAAGATGGGCGTAAAGGCAGGCGTTTCCGATATCATCGACCTGGGCGAGGTGCGCGGCCTGTTTGAGTTGAAAAGGCTCGACAGGTCGCAGTCCTCAGTCAGCAAAGACCAGCGCGAATTCCTGCTAGCTGGCGCCAATTCAGGCGCCTTTGCGGCCATCTGCTACGGCTTCGAGCAGTTCAAGCTGGCCTATGCCGACTATCTGGAGTTTGTTCGGAAGCGTGGTTGACATAGTGATTATGTGTCGCTATGATCTGCCGGGAAACATCACATTCATGACAGGAGCAACACAAATGGCTACTCAAAAAGAGCGCGAATTGCTTAATCAGTTGATTGACTCCGCGATCAAGGTCAACGCATCCAGTGATCGCGTCAATGTCGAGCTGGAAATTAACCACATGCGGGTCAGCGTCAGGATTAGCGACCCAGTGGAGGTGCTCGCAAACTGCGATTCATCGTCAAAATGGGATTGGCTTTTTTATGACGGCAGCCACGCCTATTTCTCCGATGACATTTTCACCGAAGAAGACTTCCTTGAGCGCTGCCAGGAATTCATCGGCATCGTGAACGGCTTTGAAGGTTATGCTGTGAAGGAGGCCAAATAATGCCAGCCAAAATCTACAGCGCCGACCAGCTCAGCAACGAGTCCTACCAGGCCCTTGAGCAGCGATCCGGCAGCTTCCTGCATCGCCTGCTTATCCATTCGCCAGCCAAGGCCAAGTTCGGTGAGATTCCGGCGCGCAAGGCTCTCGATTTCGGCATCTGGTCGCACGCGCTGATCCTTGAGCCTGAGCGCTTCGACAGCGCCTACTGCCGAGACTTTGACTCATCGGTTTACGAGTCGATTATGACCAAAGGTCAGGATTACAAGGACTGGCTCAAAGAGCGCGGCATGAAAGTCAGCGGTACGAATGCCGAGCTGATCGAGCGTATCATGGCAGTTGGCGAGCCAGTGCATATCGAGGAAGTCGAGGCAGCAGCCTATCGCCTTGAGCGTCCCGGCGTCGAATTCATCCCCCCAGATGACTTCGACAAGATAATGCTTATGCGTCATGCGGTCATGTCCGACCCTGAACGCGCAAAGATGCTGACCAGTGGCACACCTGAAATCTCAATCGTCACTGATGAATTCAAGGCGCGCCCCGACCTGATCACGCCATCTGGCTGGATCGTCAACTACAAGTCAACTCTGGATGCAGAGCCTGAGAAATTTGGCCGTAAGGCCACCGATCTTGGCTACCCGATGCGCGCCGTTATGGAGTGCGAGCTATTCAAGCAAGCATACGGCGAATATCCGCAGGGCTATGCGATTTTGGCGCAGGAGAAGGATTCGCCCTACCTGTGCAAGACGTTCAAGATCTACGAGAAATCGCGTGGCGATGAGCAGCCTAATGCCTGGAATTTTGGGCGCCAGCAGCTTACCGATGCTGTGCGCATTTATCGCAAGTGCCGCGACGCTGACGTATGGCCTGGCTTGGGCGGCGCAGAGGATCTCATGATCCCTGAATACACACTCAAGCGCGCTGGCATCATCTAACAAACGCCGAATTACCGGGCAATCTCTGATATAGTGATTGCCCAATCCTGACAGGAGCAACAAATGAGCATTCTGAATATCCGCCCAGCGGTGCGCGAAGGCGCTCGCGTCGTCATCGGTATTGCGGGCGTATCTGGTAGCGGCAAGACCTACACCGCACTCCAGCTAGCCTGGGGCATGGCGAAAGGCGACAGTAGCAAGGTTGGTCTACTGGATACCGAGAACAAGCGCGGCAGCTTGTACAGCGACATTCTCGTCGGCAAAGACAAGAAGGTTAACCAGTTCATGATTGGCGACCTGTACGCGCCGTTCTCTCCGTCGCGCTATTCGCAAGCCATCAAGGAATTCCAGCAAGCTGGTGTCGAGGTGCTGGTGATCGACTCGGCCAGCCACGAATGGGAAGGCGAGGGCGGCTGCGAGGATATTGCAGATGATGGCGGCAAGGTGGCCAACTGGAAAAAGGCCAAGCGCGAGCATAAGCGCTTCATGAACACCCTGCTTACCTGCGACATGCACATCATAGTTTGCATGCGTGCTCGCGAGAAGACCAGCTTCAAGGATCCTCGCGCACCTCAAAGCCTGGGCGTTCAGCCGATCTGCGAAAAGAACTTCATGTTCGAAATGACCTCCAGCCTGATGATCCACGATCAAGGCTCTCGCTGGGATATCCTGAAGTGCCCAGCCGAGCTGCAGCCGATCTTTGGCAAGCAGGGCGGCTACCTGGGAGCCAAGGAAGGGCTTGCGCTTCGTCAGTGGGTTGATGGTGGCGCCAAGCTCGATCCTAATGTCGAGCGCGCTCGCAACACGATCTTGAGCCACACAGCGGAAGGCCTGGCCAAGATCAATGAGATCTGGAGCGATCTGAGCAACGAAATCAAGAAAGGCCTTGGCCAGGAATTCATTGATATGGCTCGCAGCAGCGCAGAGGCGTTTGATATCCAAGCTGCTGAGGCTGCCAGCAATGGCGTGGCTGGTGACGATCTAGATATGTCTTCAGGTGGATTTAACCCGCTTGATCGAGCTGAGCCAGAGATGGTTCCTGCTCATGTTGCTGGGCAGGATGGTCCACCGCCGAGCGATGATGACCCATTCGCATAAAACAACCAGGCTCGCTTTTGCGGGCCTTTTTGTTGTCTTGTGTTGACATAGTAAATATCTAGCGCAATAATCACCCCATCAACGACAGGAGCACCGAATCATGCCAGCCCTCCTAACCGCCGCCATCATCGTCTGCGGCTCACTCAAATCGCCAGGCGCAGCGCTTCACTGCCAGGCCAACGTTTACCATGGGCTCTATACGGAGCTGGAGACTTGCGCAGCATCTGCGGCTAGTGAAGCCATCGACTGGGAAACCCGCTTGGCTACTGATGGCCGAGCAACCAATACGCGGTCCTATGCCGAGTGCTATTCAAAGGCCGACGAGGATTCCGTTACGCTCATGCTGCCCGAATTCATGCAGAAGAAGATGGGAGCCAAGGGGTGGATCATCAAGCATTACGATTTGCGTAATGGGAACATTGTCGAGCGCAAGGCTTCGGTTAAGGGGGTGAAATTGTGAGAAAGCCAGATTGGAAGGATGCGCCGGAAGGATTCGATTGGCTGGCCATGGATGAGGGTGGCGGATGGTGGTGGTACAACCAAGAACCTGAAGCTATGTCGGTCAGCTGGGTAACCGATAACGGTGATTTCGAGATGGCAGAGGGCGACAACTCATGTGTCGACTGGCGCGAAACCCTGGAGCGCCGCCCGTGACCAAAATCACCGAAAAAATGGCCGAACACGAAACCGGCGACGGCTTCACGCTGGTTACTAATAGTCATTATTCAGCCTTTGCGATGGCAGAGAAGATGGCGCTTGCTGGATATTCGGTCCAGCTATCCGGCATCAAGGGTGGTGACTGGACCGTAGTCGTCACTGAATGCGAGCGAGCAAAGGAGCTGAGTCATGCGCTTACTTCCAAAGCCTCTGCGTGACAACTGGCGCTGGCATCTGGATCCGCGCGATCCAGATTACCTTGAGCCGCCAAGCCAGGAAGATCTTGAGCGCCAAGATGATCAGCTCATCGACGCTTACCTTGAGCAACAGATGGAGGATGCAGCATGTTCGCACTAGCGCTAGTCGCCATCAGCATATACAGATGGCCCAAGTTCTAACAAGAAGCCCGCTTAATGCGGGCTTTGTTCATCTTGCTTTTAGCTCGGCTCTACAGATATTCAGCAGCCTCAATTGCTCTGCTGCCCCTCTCCTGAGAGCGGAAAGAGTTGATCGATAAGCGGGGTCAAGCTCTGCGGCTCGGCTCGCAGTTCGGCTGGAATCGGTCGAGGTGGCGGGCATTGTTGGGCACTTGGCGCGGACGTACACGCGCTGATCGCCACGATCAAGGCTAGCATTGCGCTCGTCTTCAGCGCGACGGAAGGCGTCAAAGGCATTTTGGATATTCTCCTTTTGATTTTCTGCTGTTTCGATGCGGTCATCCTGATCCTTGCGCGCCTTTTCTGTGGTATCCGCATAATCCTTACGGATTGTCGCAACATCAGCATCCCAGCGTTGCGCCTGCCAGTTCCAGGCGATGCCGAAGCCGGTAATCAGTGCGACGAATGCGGCGATCGGGATGGTTTTCATGCCGACTTCACCCCAATGGCGATTGCTTCCGCCCCTGATTTTCCGCCGAATAGTGCGGCTTCGGCAGCCCGCCTGCGAGTAAGTCCTTTCATAACCTTGCCTGCTGCTCGGTTCCAGCGAATGAACTGCGCCTGAGCCTCTGCAATCTTGCCTGCATTGAATAACGCAAGAAGAGTGGATGACTTGAGATTGGCGACGCCGAGGTTATAAACGAAGCAAACCAGCGCATCGAATTGGCTCTGCGTTGGCTTTCGCTCAAGCAGTCCGGGACCGACGGCTGATTCAAAGCGCTTGAGGTCTTCAAGAAATACCGCATCGGCCTTGTCCTGCGTCCATTTCAGGCCCGGCTTTACCTCCGGGCCTGTATGGCCCCAGCCGATAGTCCATGGGGCGCCGCCAGTAGCTGGATCTGGGTATGCTTCCAGCTTGCATGACTCGAAGTAATGCATAACAGCGATACCATTCGCGGAGGTTTTCATGGTCTCTCCTCCCAGGTCAGCGCATAGATCAACTGCGCCGGATCATTCACGTTAAGGCCTCCGGCGAGGGTCTGGAGGCGCCCGTAATAGGTGCCCGCAGGGAGGCCGCGCTCTGTCCAGCTATCCCCGACGTTTTGCGCGGTGTTGTTGGCTGCAGAAGTGCGCACCTTAAGAACATCTACTTCTGCGCCGCCAGTAAAGCTGCCGGTAAATCCTCCGGGCACTCCGGCGCCAATTTCTAAGGTGCATTGCGCCGAGTAATACGGCTGAGGTCTTTGCGCCATTCGGTTGACCCCAATTACTGGGCGTTGGCCCCAAGTGCCGCTTGGGGTTGCCCCGGTATAAACGCGAAGCTCTGTCGCTCCCTGCGTCAGCTCCAGCGACTGAAGCCAAAGAATAAAATCGACTGGCGACGTAAAGCGAAATTGAACCGAGGGGCCAGCCACAGGGACCAATGCTTCAATGTAGGATCGGAAGAATCGCCCTGCAAAGAATCCAGTTTGTCCAGGGTCAACGCGCAGGCGCCGACTTGCCCCGTAGCCGCCATCAGTAAGCAGCTCGCTTGGCGGAGTGGCTGTATCATTGCCAGTTACGGAGATCGACGGTGAAGCACCACCACTAAGCCCAACCAAGGTCACGCGCAGCGCCGAAGTGCCACCATCCAGAAGAAATTGCGGCGGGATACTGGTCACCGGGATGGCGACATTGTTGTGAATGGAGAACCAAGAGTCAGAGCCAGGCCTGCGCGCCTCAATCGAAATGAATCCGGCAGATGGCAGCGTCTCGAACTGCAGCCGGATAACCAGAGATCCGGATGCTCCGCCAGTGATTGGCAGGATCTGCGGATCGCTATTCAGCAGCAGTGGGAATATGTTGATCATGATGAATCCTTACGTGGGGATCCTTGGGGAAAAGGCTAGCGCAAGGGCGCCAACCACAACGATCAAACCATGCGCCATAGCATCAGGGCCTGGATACCATTGCCCTTCAATCGTTCTCAGGAGCGCAAAAAATGCCGTTGCTCCGAGCGCCATAACCGGCCATCGAATGAGCGAGCGCGTTTCCTTGGTCATGCGCCCAGCAACGCACACGCAGACCATGACGCAGTAGGATGAGCATAGAAAAACGACAAGCAACAGAAAAGAAATGAGAGGATCGTGGATGCGGATCATTGATTGGCCTCCGGTTTTTTGGCGAACCTTTCAACAAGAGACAGCATGAGAGGGGGGAGTTTCATGCCGAGTACGCCGCACCAGAAGAATAGGGCGGCTGGAATTGCCCAGGCTATAGGCCCTTCAGATGGGAAGGTCGGCCAGTACCACAGGATAAGATAATAGGCCGCTGGGGCTGTTGAGGCGCTAATCACAGTACCAGCCGCAACACTTGCGGCAGCTCTGCGTCTAGTCTGCTCAGGCCAAAAAGACAAGGCCACAAGGGCGCCCATGAATGCTAGCGCTAGCCATTCTCCCCTGATGATCGATGAAAAAGTTTTTGGATCATCCACTATGCCGCCTCCATATGGGCGCTAATACCGTCAGGCAGTTTTTCCGCCAAGACCACTCTGAACCAACAAGCGAATTTAGCTCGCTCATCACGGCTTCATCGATCTTGGAGCCACGGCATACATGGTAGCCAATTGATGGTACTGAGGATACCTTTCTGCGCACCAGGCGACCGCTGGAGTACTTGTACATGAACCCACCAGCATACAGGGCATAGCCGCCATCAGGGCCATATATTCCAAGCATAGAGATGGCAAGATCCTGCAGCCTTGCCGGTATTCGCCTTATGCAGTAAATGCGGTCATCCTCAGCCGCGAAGTCATGGCTATGGGCATGCGAACGCAGCCAGTAGAACGCAGACAATGACGCACCACCAGCGGCCTGCGCAAAGATCCAAGCCAAATACCCATCAGGCCTTATCATAGAAAATGCGATATCAACTATCGCACCCCCTGCTATGAGTGCTGCTATGCATTTTTGTCGGAGATTTTTGTAGGGGGTTAGCTGCGCCACTATCAGCGCAGCCAAGGCAAAACTCAGGCTCATCGAAATATCATGAGCCATCCACACCCATTCATCCGCCGCGAGGACGTTGAGTAGGCGGTTGCTGCCCCATGCGGCCAGAAGGCCAAGAAGCATCTTTTGCTGGCTGCTTGACCCTGCTATCACCGTATACCTCCTTGCCTGGCGCATCTGGCGAAGTTGCATTTCCACGGCTGGTAGCCTTCATGATTTTAATCCCTTTACGATGCCGATATGGCGCCAAATGTACGCCAAGTTCCTGGAGTCCCAGCTGTTACGCATACAACCCCCATAAATCCACCTGATGCTGGACTAGGATACCATCCAGTATCTTCCACCACCCAATCACCAGTGGTTGGCGCGGCATTAGATGGAAGCAGGAATTCTCGCTTACCCTGGCGATTGATCCTGAATATTGGTGCGCCACCCCAGTTTGTTATACCTGACTCTGAAGTATTGTTGCCTCCAGTCGTAAGCAGGGTTGTGTTAGTGCTTATATCATTTACATAAGCGGTCCCGCCAGCAGCAAGGGCATTAGTGTGGTTATTCTCCAGCACTGGCCTGACAGTTGCCGATCCTACGCTGATGCTAAATCTCTGATTCTCCGACTCTGACAGGTCGCCAAACGTGCAATTAAGAACCTTGGGGTTTCGAACCGTGGTAAGGGATACGGCTGCCGATCCAACACCGGTCGATGCGTTCGCGTTGTTATTCTTGAACTTCACGTTATTCAGAACCGGCTCAATGCACAGTCCACCGCTACTCCCAAGCTGGGCGCCATAAAGCTTGCCGTTTACGATTTCCCCATCCTTAAGGACAGGCCTGGTGGCGAATGGCCCGGTAACGAAGTTGGAATCGCAACCATCAATCTTGAACCCGGTCATCTCGAAACCGGTGCAATATTCTATTTCTGCGCCATAAACGGCTGAGTCCGTATATCCGGCCTTTCTGGTGATGTTTATGCCGCTCGCCTTCAGGTTGCAGTCAGAAAGAACTGTTGAGCTTTGGCCTTTACCAATACAGCGAAGTCCATACCCGAAGCAGGCTGGAGTGGAGGCATTTTTAAGGGAAAATCCAGTCCCAACCATGTTCTTGTATCTGTCGGGAGCAAACTCCTTGCTCCTATCGCCAGCCATTACGCCGACAAGCCCGAAACATTCTTCTGCGGAAATGTTCTCAACAGTGACATTGAAGGAGCCTGACAGCCAAACAACATACCCGAATCCTGCTGGACTTACAGCCGGGAATGTCAGTTTCCCGCACTCAACGTTCCTGATTGTTATGTCATGCGGGTGGCCTGTGCCGCCAGGCGTCGGGACTCCACCCCATTCAACCCCAATAATGTTGCGACATTGCGAATTATCGGGAACCTTGATGTTCTCAATTACCACGTTGTAACACTCGCCTATGATGCCAATCGTTGCTCCGGCATCATTTCGGTTTGTGGATACGGTTAGATCGTGGAATCTAAGGTTGTACCATCCGGCGCCAGTGGTTTGGTTTCCGGCAAAAACACAGTTAAGCGAACCGCCATAGCCGCCCATCAGCGTACCGTTAACGATGATGGATCCCTTGCAAATCCTCACATGGTTCGACTGCACATCAAAGGCAGGAACCTGAGTCGTGAATACGCCCTGAACGGTTGACCCATTGAGATCAATGATTACCGGGTGATCAGCAAGTATTTTCCCAGTGATTTTGTAGGTCTTGCCAGGGGAAAGGACTACCACACTAGAGGATGAAACCCGCGCCTGCAGGGCAGCAGTGTCGTCAGCAACTCCGTTTCCGATAGCGCCAGGAACCCCGATATCCAGCGCAGCCAATGCCTTCCCTACATAGCCTGCAGGATAAGCATAATCAATGCTGTATCCAACAAGACCGGAACCTGGAGTATCCGCAAGGTCAGCTGCAAAATCAGAAACAGCCGCAGCTGAATCTGCTGCCGATGCAGCTGCAGCTATTGCAGAGTTTTCCGCCGATATAGCGTCAGATTGTGCGGACGCCGCCGAGGCGGAAGCCGACAAGGCATCGGCTGCTACCTGCTCAACGTCTATGAACTGAATTTCAATCCTGCCAGTCCTCAGGCCGCTATCAATGACAAGATCATAAACCCCTTGAGGTGCTGCTACCGCCACAA